ATGCCCCTCCTCATTGCCCTCTCTGCCGCTGCCAGCGCCTGCGTGGCGCGTGTTACCGATGGCGACAGCCTTCGCCTCTGCAATGGAGAGCGCGTGCGACTGGTGGGCATTGACGCGCCGGAACTGCGCGGTTCATCGCGCTGCAGCGCCGTCTCTCGTGAACGGCTAAAGCGCAGCCGCAATCCGGCATGGTGCGATCATGAAAAGGGAGAGCGCGCCCGCGTGGCGCTCGAGAGGTTCATGCTGCGCGGCACGGTGCGAATCGAGCGGCGAGGCCTCGATGTCTACAAACGCACGCTCGCCCGCGTAACAGTCAATGGCCGTGACGCGGGCGAGTGGCTGATCGACCAAGGTCTTGCGCGACCTTGGCGATAACTAGCAGTTCGAGATGATAACCTCGCCAGCAATCTTCGATTTCTGTGTGCCACCCACCGAGTAGCGCACCTGCTCCCCGTCGATGGTGAAGCCGTCGAAGATCCTGCGGACCTCAGGGTGATCATTGAGTGATAAGATGAAACGTCCCCGGATGCCGCGCAGCTGCTCTGCCATCGTTTGGAACTCTTCGCGGCGGAACATGTCCCGACCATAGTCGCTCTCCGACCCATAATACGGCGGGTCAAGATAGAACAGCGTGGAGGGCCTGTCGTAGCGGGTGATGAAGTCCGTCCAATGTAGTCGCTCGATGATCACACCGGCGAGCCGTTCATGCACGGCCTCGATCATCGGCCCGATCTTGGTAACGTCAAACCTTGCGCCTGCGCCGTACACTGATCCAAACCTGCGTGTGCCTACCATCCCACCAAATGCCAGACGCTGCAGGTACAGGAACCGCGCCGACCTTTGCAGATCGGTCAGCGACGTTGGCTCCATCGCCAGAAGCTTTTCGAAACCGGCGCGGCTCGTGATTTGAAAGCGCAGCATGTCGAGGAACGGCACATAATGGTGCTGCACCACGCGGAAGAAAGTTGCCACGTCCTCCGACCAGTCGTTGATCACTTCGCCCTTGGGCCTGCGATCGCGACGAAGAAAGATACCGCCCATGCCGACAAAGACCTCGGCATATGTCTCATGCGGCACCGCGTTGATCCGCTGCACCAAGCGCTTCGACAGATTGCGCTTGCCGCCGATATAGGGGGCGAGCGGCTTCACCGGATCAACCGGTTCAAGATTCGACAACACTCAACATGTTCCTTAAATGTTCCCGCGCCGAGTCGGCAGGCGGGATTGGCCCCAAGGCGGGACCGATTGGGACAAGACGAGCTGTGTTCGTCGGACTTGGGCGCTGCAACGCCCGGTCCCCCGCCGTCGCGCTATCGCACCTGCGACGCCGGGATTTTCCGAAAGCCGTTGCCTTCCTGCCGGATCACCGAGCCATCGGCGCAAAGGTAGTCGGCGAACGAAAGCGCCGGCACGCCAGCCCAGTCGTTCACGCGAAGCATGCGACGCGCGATCGGCACGATCTCCAGCTCGTAATAGCCGTCGCGCGCATCGCGGACGCTGCCAAAGCCGCCATTGTTCTGCGGGATCACGCCGAGCAGCTGCGGCGGCGTGCGGTGAGCGCCGAGCATGTCGTCGCGACTGATGTTCTTCACATTCGAGAACTCATCCTTCGCGGTGACATCGGCGATCGGCATCACCTGGATGCCGTCCTTCTTTCCCTTGGGAATGTGGACCAGCATATTCTTGAAGTTCCCCACGCCCTTAGACTGGCGCATCTTCTCCTCGAGCTGGTCGACGGTCTTCTGATCGGCCAGCGGCTCGCTGACGTAGAGGATGAACCCGGCATGCGCCCCGTTGAGGTAGTAGCGACGGCGGAACAGCGTGGCGTTCTCGGAAAGCAGACCGCTCTGTAGCGCCGATAGCCACTCGGGCAGGCCATAGATTTCCTGCGCCACATCGGGCTGCTGCAGCTGGAAGATGCGCCCCGGTTCGAATTCATGGCTCTGCCCGATCGGGCCGTTGATGAACCAGAACACATCGGCCTTCACCCCGGCACGCATGTGGACCGCAGGCGCATGCCTGATCACTGCCACCCGGTTGCCGAGGTTAGGCACCTGCTCGAGGTAGCCATTGCCCATCTGCACGAAATCCAGTGCCCATCGCTCGAAGTCGTCGCCACCCAGCCACCGGCTCTGCACCTGCTGCGAAACCAGCATGTTGACCTTCAACGCGACCGCGCTGCGATGATAGGGAGACATGTTGAACACCTGGGCAAGCCGCGCGGTCGGCAGCGGCGGCTCATACCAATGTCCGTTGTGCCAGATTTCAAAATACTGCGAGATTTCGCGCCGATCGAGTACGCTTTCGGGATCTCCGAAGGTGAAGAACTGGCTCTGCACCTCGCGGCCCTTTGACGGCATACGCGAGAGCTTGCCTTTTGCGGGGGCCGCTACGGCGCTCGTCTTCCTCGTGGTCATGCTCGGCTCCTCAATCGAAAAACTTCACGGTCCCGCCAGCGGCTTCACTCTCGGTCCCGACATCCAAAGGTTCGTTGGAAAGGGCGTGCAGCAGCGCCCAGGCGATATCGGCGTGGCCGATCTCGCCATTGCGCCGCGCGACATAGGTCACGCCCTTCTGGCTAGCGGTAAGCGTAGGGCGGATGGCCATCAGTGCCTGCATCAGGTCGGTCCACCCGGCGTCGAACTCGATGCGGCCAGCGCGGAATACGTGCTGCCCCTTGATGACCAGCGCGGTCTTGCTCGCCACCGAATATTCGATCTTGCGCACCAGCGGGAACCAGTGGCCGACCAGCTCGAACACAGCCTGCCCCGATCCCGTCGTGTCGATCGAGATATCGGTCACGTTGTAGCGGCCCGCCACCGCCTTGATGAAATCGGCCTGCCCGGCGAAGTCCAGCCCGTTGAGGCGATACTTCTCGAGCACGCGGAACTTGCCACCGGCCTTGTCTGGCGGGGCCAGCACGATCAGCGCGGCATCGTCGCGGCCCTGCTTGTTCGGGTCGTATCCCAGCCACACCGGCTTGTCGCCAAACGGACGGCCACCGGGCACATCGACCAGCGCCGGGTGGAAGTCGCGCCATTTGAGGAAGCTGTCCACCCGCGCCGGGTTGAGGCGGGCATAGGGGAAGCTGCTTTCGGCATCGTCCACGTCCTCGCACTCGAACAGGTTGCGGAACGCGTCTTCCGAATATTCGCGGCGCAGCTCGTCAACGTCGACCAGGGCGGAGAGGCCAAGCGCGCAGGCATCGTGGACGGTGAGGATCTGCTGCCAGCTGCCATCCGGCATGATCGCGCCGCGGCGCAGGTTCTTGTGGCTGATGTCGAACGGCTTCTGATCGCCCTTCGCGCGGCCCTTGTTCCACTCCTCGCCCGACCAGAAGGCATAGCTCTCGTGCGTCTTGGTCGATGGCGTCGAGAAATAGGTCTTCTTGTAGATCTTGTGGGTGGCCATGCCGCTGGCGACCTTGGCCAGCTCGGCAAAACCGTGAACCCACGCGTATTCGTCGAAGTAGAAGTCGCCGCTTTCGCCCTGCGCTGTCGCCGAATTGGTCGAAAGGAAGTAGAAACCGACCGATTCGATGGGCTTGTGATCGGCCTGCCCATCATCGTCTTCCGGGTACTGCCCGACGAAGTCCAACTCGATGATCTTGCCTTTAAGCTCGATCCCGGTGACCTTGCGGACCCACTTGTAAATCTCGCGCCGGAATTTCAGCGCCTGCCGCTCACTGGCCGAAATGAAATTCTGGTTGCGCGGCTGCTCACCCCGCAGCACCGCCTCGCCAACCTTGGCAAAGGCCTCTCGCGCGAAATAGACCGTCGCACCCACCTGACGGCTCTTGCGGATCTTGCGAACGCGCTGGTCGCGCTGCTCCCACCACAGATCCTGATATTCGAACCGCCACGCCTCGAAATCGTCCAGAAGCTGCTGCCACTGGTCGAGCGTCAGGAAGTTCTTGCGCTTCTCCGCGCGCTTGGCCTTCGCCGGTTCGTCGTTCCGGTTGGCAATTTTCGGGTTTAGGTCGCCCTCCTTTCCGGTCTTGTTGTACTTCTCGATGCGCGCGGCCCGCTCAAGCTGGCGCATCAGGAAATCGACCCGCTTCATGTCGCCTTCGGTGAACGGCTCCTTGTCGAGCAGCATGGCGATCTTCGCCTCAACCCGGTCCACCACCACCGCGATCGGCGCGTCCTGGTCCCACGCATCGCGCCGCTTCCACGCGGCCACCGTGCCATAGGGAACCTGCATTTCCTGCGAGATTTGAACGGCAGTCCACCCGCGATGGTAGAGCGATCGCGCCTCTCGCCGCTGCGCGCGGTTCACCTGCCTGCTGATCGCGGGCAGGTCGTCTGCATCGGCGGCAGGATGCGGGAGCAAGGCATTGGGCATGCGTCAAGCCATGCACCCCGAACCCCGTCTCCTGTCGCCTGCCTCGCCGGGTAAACCCGCGCTCTACCGCGCAGGCGCGTTGCCTTGGCCGCGCCGCCGGTGCCTCAAAGGGCACAACTTGCCGACCCCCAAAGCCGCCCAGGCATCAACGCCCCAACGGGAGCCCTTTCGATGAAGACCAAGCCCCTCCTGCTCGCCACTGCCGGTTCCACCGTCGATGGCCGCACGATTGACGACAAGATGCTCGAGGAGATGGTGTCGAGCTATAATCCGAAGACATACGGTGCCCGCGTCAACATCGAACACATTCGCGGCATCAGCGGCGAAGGTCCGTTCCGCGCCTATGGCGATGTGGTCGAACTTTCGATTGGTGAGGTCGATGTCGATTTCAACGGCAAGACCGAAAGGCGCAAGGCGCTCTACGGCGTGCTCGATGTGACCGACGATGCCAAGAAGCTCAACGAGGCCGGCCAGAAGGTCTATCCTTCGATCGAGATCGAACCCAACTTCGGTGGCAAGGGCTTTGCCTACATGATGGGCTGCGCGCTGACCGACAGCCCCGCCTCGATCGCCACCGAACGCCTGCAGTTCAACCGCTCGCTTCCCGGCGCTCTCACTGTTTCTGCGGACAAGGCCGAACCGCTCGAATTCGCCGATGGCGATGTCATCGAAAGCGGCGGCGCTCTGCTCTCGAAGTTCGGCTCGATGCTCGATGCCTTCACCGCCAAGTTCAGCGGAAAGACCGAGGAAAAGCCCGAACCCAAGGCGGACGACAAGCCCGATGCGGCCACGGCGATGGACTTCACCCAGTTGCGCCCGCTTTTCGAAGACCTGGGCAAGACCTTCTCAACCGCGCTCGAAGGCCTGCGCACCGAATTCCGCGCCGATGCCGATGCCCTCGCGGTCAAGCTCAAGAAGATCGAGGAGGTGCAGGAGCGCACCCCCGACCAGAAGTACCGCCAGCGCCCGATCTCTGATGGCAACGCCACCAACTATTCCGGGATCTTCTGATCCAGTCCGCCGCCCGCCCCGCTTATCCCCTCAATAGGACCTGACAGACATGGGTTACACTCTTTCCGATCGCGGCCGCCGGGCGCTTGACGGCCTGTTCAATGCCATCGTGCAGCTTAACGGCGCAACGCGCGGCGTGGCTCACCAGTTCTCGCTCGATCCCACTGCCGAGCAGCGCCTTGAAGACCTTCAGCGCGAGGAAGTGGGCTTCCTGCAGCAGATCAACGTCATTGGCGTTCGTGATCTCATTGGTGCAGTCATCGGTCTTGGCACCGAGGACATGATCGCATCGCGCACCGCAGAGGCCGATCTTCCGCGCAAGCCGCGGTACGTCGGCAAGCTCGATGGTCGTGAGTACCGACTCTATGACACTGAGTTCAACACCAAGCTGCCGTGGCAGATCATCGACAACTGGTCGAAGTTCCCGGACTTCGCCCAGCGCTATGCGCGCCACGTCGCTATCTCGGTTGCGCTCAGCCGCATTTCCGTTGGCTGGAACGGCCTCGCCGCCGCCGCAAGCACCGATGCCGATGACAACCCGCTTGGTGAAGATGTGAACATTGGCTGGCTGCAGAAGCTGCGCCTTGAAAAGCCGAGTCACGTCATGGGCCGCGCAATGGTTACTGTCGGCGGCGTCACCACTGCCACTGGTGCCGCTGCGCCGATCTACATCGGGCCTGATGCTGACAGCTCCGATGGCGATTACAAGAACATCGACGCGCTGGCCTATGATCTCGCTTCGGGTATGCCCAGCTGGGCGCGCAACAGCACCGATCATGTGGTCGTGGTTAGCCAGGACTTGGTCGATGAGAAGTACTTCCCGATGATCAACCGTCCGCTTTCGGACACGATCGACGGTGGCCGCTCAACGTCTGACCAAGTGGTGGGCGATATTATCATGTCGGCCAAGCAGATCGGCGGGCGACGCGCGGCCATCGTTCCGAAGTTCCCGGAAAAGACGATGGCGATCACGCCGCTCAAGAATCTGTCGATGTACTATCAGGAAGGCTCGCGCCGCCGGTACATCAAGGATGAGCCGGAAAACAAAGCAAGCCTCGTCGACTACAACAGCGTCAACGAAGGCTACGTCATTGAAGACACCGATTTCATGGTTCTGGCCGAAAACATCGAGTTCGGCGTCCGCCCATAAAATCGCGCCCGTAATACCACGCCGGGAGGGCACTGAAGGCGGTCGCTGACATCCGGGTCGGTTGCCGCAAGAGCCCACATCAGAGGCCGGGGAGGGGAGCGAATGCTCCTTAACCGAACCGGTCGGCCGCGCGCCGGATAGCGCGGCCTCCCTCCAAGACCGGCGGCATGACCGCAAAGCGGGCATTAGTCCGGTCGGCCACAAGAAAGCGCCCCGCATGAGCAGCCCCTTTCGTCGTCACAAGCAGCGCGTCCTCGGCATCATGTCGGGTACCTTGGCTCCCGAAACAGCCCGCACTATCGAGTTGCGGGAACCCGAGCGCAGCACGGCCGCCGGACAGGAATACGCCGCCCTGCGCGTGCTGCTGCATGGCAACCTGCGCTCCCTTTCCGATATTGCCAGCCACGAGGCCCGCGTGCCGGTCAAGGTCGAAATGGCCCGCGCCTTCGCGCCGTGGATCGAAGGCGTGCTCGCCGCTGAAGGCCAAGCCGCGCAGGATGAAATCCTCGTCGTCAATCTGGTCTGGGCCATCGACTATCGCGATTTCGATTATGCGCTGCGCCTTGCCGCCCATGCCATCAGCCACGGCCTTGCCATGCCGCAGGGCTTCACCCGCACCCCTGCGTGCTATCTGGCCGAGGAAGTCGCCACCATCGCCAATGCCGAGTTCGACGCGGTCAACCTCGACCAGCTGCTCGCCGTGCAGAAAATCGTCGAAGGCCACGACATGCACGATGCCGTGCGGGCCAAGCTGCTGAAGGCCATTGGTCGCCGCTATGCCCAGCGCGCTGCCCACTTCGACCCCGCGGCAGACAACGCCCCCGCTGGCGGCAAGGCTGCCTATGTCCAGACCGCGCTCGAAGCCCTGCGCCGCGCGCTCCAGCTCGACAGCAATGTCGGCGTGAAGAAGGACATCGAACGGCTCGAACGCGAAGCAAAGAAGCTGCTCGCGGAAGGCGAAGGAAACGGTCAATGACTCCCGATCAGGTCCGCGAACTCACCGCCCGCCTGGGCGAAGCGATCCACGCCGGTGACGATGACGCCAGCGGCGATATCGCGATGCAGCTTTGCTGTGGTGCCGCGCTCAATCTTGCCCGAATTGCCGAAGCTTTGCAGGCTCCACCGTCTTCATCGACGCCTGCAGTGCCTCCCGGCTGAACGTCCCGCCCCACGGCGCTCGGGGGGCGGATGGGAAAGGGCGGCATAGACATTGCCCGCCCGATCCCATCCTCACCCCCCGAAAATATCCGTGCCAGAACTTGGATGAGTGAACCCCGATGGCAGGCCTGACCGCAAATCCCGTGCAGCCGCTCGATCCGGCAGAAGCGTCGGTCGGCGCCGACGGCTGGTTCCCTGACATCCCGCTGGCGATGGTGCGTAACGCTGTCCGCCTCGGCAATGGCGAGGTCACGACCGATCGTCTGATCAGCGCCATCGAGGCAGCGATGCTCACCGCCTTTCGCCAGCTTGCCGATTGGCGCACCGCGCATGTTCTGGCCGGTGCGGGCGGACTGGCCGAAGTCACCGAAGAGATGCTGGGCAATCGCACTCAGGCTGAAGTGCTGTGGGACCGCCTGATCATCTCGCTCACCGCCGCCGATCTCTTCGCCGGAAGCCGCGACATCACCGCCACCGATCGCGGGCTCGACCGCGCGGCAGACAAGGAAGACGGTGCCGACGAGTACTACCGCCGCGCCTGGGCTGCCGTGGCCGACCTCAAGAGCTTCGCCCCCGGCGGCACCCGCGCCGATGTGCCGCGAAATCGGGTAGAGTTGATCTGATGACCATCACCGCCACCGCGCGCGAGGGCGAGACGGTCGACGAAGTCTGCTGGCGCGTGCTGGGCCGCACCGGCAACGTCACCGAACAGGTGCTCGAACTCAATCCCGGCATCGCTGCGCTTGGCCCCCGGCTTCCCGGTGGCACCGAACTGACGCTTCCCGAAGTGGCAGAGGCGGCAACCGCCATGCGCGAAACCGTCCAGCTATGGGATTGATCCGATGCGCAAGATCGACAGCCTGAAGGCCACCTTGCTCGCCGCAATCCCCGAGGCGAACAATGATCCCGCCATGCTGCCGGTCTGGATTGATCGCGGCTCGGCACGCGCGCGCCAGACCGCGAACGGCTCTTTCGAACTGGCCTTCCGTCTCAACGTGCTTGCAATCGGCGTGCGCACCGATCTTTCGATCATCACTCTTGCGGTCACCCGGTGGCTGCGGACCAACCAGCCCGATCGGCTTCAACCCGGCGCGGACAGCTTCACGTTCGATGCCGATATTCTCGACAATGGCACTGCCGACGTCCTGATCCAGATCGACCTGACCCAGAACTACGATGTCCGCATCGAAGACGGCAAAGAGATCGTCGAAGCGCTGGAACAGGACGATCCGGTGCTTGCTGAAGCCAGCGCCGAAGGCATGGCCCCCGATATCGCGGCGATCCTGCTCGGCGGCGAACAACTCGTGCCCACACCCGCGTAAACAGTCATGGCCGACGACGATCTCTCCCGCCTGGACGAATGGATGGGGCAGGTTCTGCACGGACTTTCCCCGCCAGAGCGCAAGCGGGCAGCGCAACGCCTGGGCCGCGATCTGCGCAAGTCGAACCTCAAGCGCATCGGACAGAACGTTCAGCCCGATGGCACGCCGATGGAGCCAAAGAAGGCTCGATACGACCGGCGCGGACGCCTGCGCGAAAAGGCGGGCGGCAAGATGTTTCAGGGCCTGCGCTATGCCAAACACTGGCGCATCGATGCCACCGAGGATGGCGTGACGGTGACGGCGGAATCCCCGCTGGTCGATCGGGCTGCCTCGGTCAGCCAGTTCGGCGAAACCAAGACGATTGGCAGACTGCGAGACCGCACCCCGATCCGCTATCGCTACCCGGTGCGCCGCCTGATGGGGCTCTCACCAGAGGACGAGGATCTGGCGATGAATGTGGCCGAAGCGATGATCGGGCCGGAGTAAGCTTGCTACCTTGCCGAATCGTTCCTTTTCCGTTCTGATCTGCAAAACCGTTGATATTTTCGGATTTGCGATTCTCAGAGGCGAACGAAATGGAGGCTCAAATTGTGTTCGGTCGCAGTTGCGGCACTTGCAGCATGTGCTGCAAAGTTTTGGCAATTGAGGAGCTCAAAAAGCCTTTTGGGGTTTGGTGTCAGCATGTCCGAAAAGGCAAAGGTTGCTCGATCTACGCTGACAGACCGCCTTCGTGTGCAGCCTATGGGTGTGGCTATCTTTATTGGTCGGAAACAGGTGAGCATTGGTTTCCATCCCGAGCGAAGATGGTTGTTGAGCTGGAAGATGATAGCCGATTGCTGGTTCGAGTAGATCGTGCGACGCCGAATGTTTGGCGCACTCAACCCTATTACGCTGACATAAAGCGCTGGGCCAGAATTGCTGAGCTACATGGCCAGCAAGTCGCAGTGATGGTTGGTCGGAATATGACGATCGTAATGGCCGAGCACGATGTAGATGTCGGCTTTGTATCAGAAGATGAGGTGGTAATATTGTCCGAAAAGCGAGACGGGTCGTTTTCAGTTTCGAAGATTCCGCGAAACGACCCCCGTTTTGCAAAAGTGAAGACAGGCATTTTCCGCACCCACGGCTAGCGCGTCTTGGCCCAGCGCTCCGCCGTGCGGTCTACCACCAGACCGCCATCCCAAACCCGGCACAGCGCAAAGGCTTCCTCCGGCGTTCCTTGGGTCCACTGTTCCCACGATTCGCGCCGCAGCAGCACCGGCATCCGGTCATGCACATCGGCCATCTGTTCGCACCCATCGACCATGACCATCGCATAGGCATTGCCCCATTCGGCGGTCGGACGCCAAAGCCCGCCAACCGCAAAGGTTTCAACGTCGGGCATGGCGTACCAAGTGCGCGTCATCCGGCCTTTTTCGCCCTCGGCTTCAGCCCATTCGCTCACCGGAATCAGGCACCGTCGCCGGGCGAAACTGTCTCGCCAAAACGGCGTGTGCAGCTTGTCTTCGCGCGCGTTGTTCACCGGCTTGGGTTTCAGCTTCTGTCCCTGTTTTCCGGTCAGGATCAGCGGCAGGCCCCACGTCATCTGCCGGACTTCGCCTTCGGCCACGACCAGACCCGGATAGCCCGGATAAATCTCGCCCGCTGCGTTCAGGCCTTCGGTCGCTTTCGCGCCGAAGAGCTGGCCGATTTCCTGCGTCGATGCGCGCATTCGGTATAGATTGCACATGCGGCGATGCTCTCGCGCAGTCAGCGCAGAGTCAACGCCGGGAATCCATCTTGCACCAATGTTCTTATTATGTTCCAATTGCAGCATGTCTCGAATCGATCAAGCTCGCATCGCCGATGCCCTGTTGAACGCCCCCGGTTGGGCGCGCGTGGGCATATCCGACCCAAAGCCATTCCTGCGTGAAGACGCTGCGCTCGAACTTGCCAGCGCCATCCTTCGGCAGGTCGAAGCGCCTGAACCTTCCCCTGCGCGGCAGGACCATCTGATCTGACATGAAGTGGTCGGAAAGTGGCCTGATGGTCCCGACCTGCATTTTCGAAGCGGCCACATTGAAGCATTCGGTCATTCCCGTCTGCAGTTGCGGTCACTCGGCCAGCTTCAACCCGTTCGGGCTGTGGTGGCATTTCCAGCGGCGGGGATGGGATGATCGGCTTGGGCCTGCCCGCCAACGTTTCTGGTGCCGCGTTTGCCACTCGTCGCATCGGCGCAAGGTCCACCCGGTGAAGCTCGATCTTGGCAGGCTGGCCGAAACCGATTTCGCCCTGCCGTGGCCCGATGAACGCGAATGGAAAAGAGCCGTTGCCCGCGTGCGTTGACAGGTAAACCCGGCCTCTACCGCGCCCGCGCCTAGCGCGCGCGCGACGAACCGCGCCATTCCGGCGGGCATGGTCGGTTCTATCGCATCATCCCCCGCCATCGACCTTTCCGGTCTTCCCGCGCCATCGATCATCGATCAGCCGGATTTCGAGACGCGCCTTGCCGCCAAGCTGGCCAGCGCCATCGCGCAGTTCCCGGCCTTTGCCGATCTGGTTGAAAGCGATCCGGCGATGAAGCTGCTGCAGGCAGACAGCTATGACGAACTGATCCTTGCCCAGGCGTTCAACGATGCCGCGCGCGGGATGTTGATTGCCTTCGCCACCGGGCCGCGCCTTGATCATCTGGCCGCGCTGTTCGGCGTGGGTCGCCTTACTGGCGACACCGCTCTGCGCCAGCGCCTCCAGCTCGCGCCGCATTCGTTCTCGGTCGCGGGGCCGGAACTGGCCTATGTCTTCCACGCGCGCTCTGCCGATCCCGATGTGGCCGATGCCACCGCCGTTTCACCCACGCCTGGGCAGGTGGTGGTGACAGTGCTGTCCGCAAGCGGCAGTGGCGTCCCGTCATCCGAAGTGCTCGATGCGGTGCGCAGCGTCGTGGCGGGGCCGGTGCGCCCGCTCACCGATGAAGTGATCGTGCAGGCGGTCACGCTCGTACCGTTCGCCATTGACGCGCGGCTCTGGGTCTTTGCCGGGCCGGATCAGTCGCTGATTTTGCAGACCGCGCTGGCTAGTCTTGATGCCCATCTCGCCACGGCCCGCCGCCTTGGTCGCGATGTTTCGCGCTCATCGATCATCGCGGCGCTGCACGTGGCCAATGTGCAGCGCGTCGAACTGGACGATCCTGCCGGCGATATCGTGATCTCCTCCGCGCAAATCGCCGCCGCAACCGATATCGATGTGACCGTGGCGGGAACGGTCCTGTGACTTCGCTCCTGCCACCCAACGCCACCAGCGGCGAACGCGCGCTTGAAACGGCGATGCGCAGCGGCATTGATCTGTCCGCCGTGGGCGATCTGTGGAACCCGGCAACCTGCCCTGCCGATGTGCTGCCCTTCCTCGCTTGGGGATTGGCGATCAGTCATTGGGACGCCGGGTGGACCGAAAGCCAAAAGCGCACCGCCGTGGCCGGGGCCATCCCGTTCCACCAGATCAAGGGCACCCGCGCGGCGGCTGAGGAAGTGCTGGCCCGCTTCCATCCGCTTCTCGATATCGTGGAATGGTGGGAAGCCAACCCGCGCCGTGAACCCTTCACTTTCGAAGTGCGCGCCCCCGCCGGGCCGGAAGGGATCGACGCCAGTTTCCTCACCACCGAAACCGCCGAAGCGATCATCCGCGATGTGGCAGCGGCCAAAAACGCGCGCAGCCACTTCGATTTCGTCTTCGCGCTCGAAGCGCAGGCCACGCTGTGGATTGCGGGCGGCGCGCTGCCCGGCACGATGCACCGCGCCGATTACGTGGCCGAAATCGACGAGAGCCGCGACTGGAGCATCGTGCTGCTGACCGAAGATGGCGAACCGATCCTGACGCCTGACGGCACCGAATTTCTGGAGACCGAATGATGGCCGCTCTGGTCCTTTCCCTCACCTCTGCGGGGCTGGCGGCGGTGCAGGCCGCATCGGGCAGCGATCCGGTAACGATTGCCGAACTGGGCCTCACCGCCACGCCGTTCGTCGTCGCGCCCACGCTCACCGCGCTGCCGGGAGAGTTCAAGCGCATTGCTGCGGTGGCCGGAACCTCTGTGGCGGCAAACGTCACGCACATGAGCGCCTATGATACCAGCGTCGATGTGTGGAATGCTACCGGCCTTGGCCTCTGGCTGGCGGACGGCACGCTGTTCGCGGTCTATTCCGCGCCTTCCACCATCCTCAACAAGGCCGGGCCTGCCTTTGCCTTGGTCGTCTTCGATATCGTGTGGATGGGCGATGATGCGGCCTCGATTGCGTTCGGCGATCCGATCTTCACCAATCCGCCGGCAACGACCACCACGCGCGGCCTAGTTGAACTGGCCACCGGGGCCGAAACTTTTAACGCCATCGACAACCAGCGCGCGGTAACGCCCGAAGGGCTTGGCCTTGCCCTGCTCGACATGATCAAGGCGCGCGACGGCATCGGATCGGGCCTCGATGCCGACAGGTTTCAGGGGCAGGACATCGGCTATTTCCTTGCCGCCGCTGCCTACACCGCCGCCAGCGTGCTTTCGCACCTGGTCACGGTCGATGGTTCGGGAAGCGGTCTCGATGCCGATCTGCTCGACGGGCAGCAGGGCAGCTGGTACGCCGATATCGTTGCGCGGCTCGGTTACACCCCGCTCAACCAGACCGCCTATACCGCCGCCGATGTGTTGGCGAAGCTGCTGACGGTCGATGGGTCAGGCAGCGGCATCGATGCCGACCTGCTCGATGGCCACAACGGCGCAAGCTACCGCCGCGTCGTCTCTTCGAACATCACCGACAATGGCGGGCACATCGAATATTCCGATGGTTTCAAGGAAACGTGGGGCTGGGTTGATGTGCCCGCGAATGCCTCTGCCACTTTCAACGTCCCTGTCGATCACACGAGCTGGCTGATCCCGACGATAAGCGTGCAGGTGGCCGTGGGTGACGACAACAACTCCGAAAACTGCGGCATCGGCACGGTCACTGTGGGCAGCCCAACCACTGTCCAGCTCTACAGCGCCGAGAACTTCACCGTGCGCTTCTTCATCCACACCAAGGGGGTCTGATCGATGAAATTCACCATCGGCAGGTTCGATGCTGCCACCAAAACCGTCCCGGTCACCTTCGAGGCGGACGGCAAAATGCACACACGCGATGTCAACGCGGTTCTGACCGAAAGTGGCAAGCACGATCGCGCAGCTACCGAGGCGCGGGTCAACGAGGTTGCGGCAGGCGTGGCGCACAAGTTCGCGCTGGGCCTGTTGGGCAATTCGGTGGGCGAGGAGCAGGCCTGATGCCCAAGATCACCGAAGTGCCCCCGGCCAATCCACTATCGGGCACGGAAAAATTTGTCCTGGTGCAGGACGATGAAACGCGCGTTGCCGATGTGGACAGCATCTATCCACGACCGGCATCCCTGCCCGAAGTGACCGAACCCAGTGGCGCAGAGTGGATCAGCATCGATGTCGATGGCGTGCAGATGAAGCTGTCGCTGTTCAATCTGGCGCAATACCTTGGGTCTGCCCCCGGCGCGCCGGTGCCGATCTGGGATGTAGCGCCTTCGATTACCGGCACTGTGCAGGTGGGCGATGTGCTGACCGGCGATGATGGCGAACTCCGCTTCGGCGCAGTCACCGCCCGCGCCTGGCTGCGCGATGGGGCGGCGATCAGCGGCGCGACCGGCGCAACCTACGAACTGGATTTCGCCGATCAGGATGCAGACATTGCCTACCGTGTGACCGCCACCGGGGATGGCGGAACGACCATTGCCACCAGTGCCGAAGTCGGCCCGGTAATCGGCCTTGCGCTGGCGCAGGCCCCCAGCTTCGACACTTTCGATGCAAACCCCGGCAATATCATCGGGCGCACGCTGCAGGGCCGGGGCGGAACGTGGACTCTGCAAAAAGCCACCGATGCGCTCGGAGGTGGCACGCATGACACGTCGATGTCGGTCGCTGCCGGTTTCGCGGGCGGCAATGGGGTGGCTGGCGCTGGCAATCACTATGCTGTCGCCACAGCGCCATCGCAGACGGTGATCGTCGCGCGCCGCCTGCCCAACCCGTTCGGCGCAAACCTGAGCAACGACCACGTCACTGCGTCTGGCAACACCGTCGTCAACATTACCCGCTTCGGCTTCACCTCCACCGAAGTTCTCGGCCCTCCGCTTTCCGGCCGTATCAACATCAACCGCGAAATCGCGGGCGGCAGCGCCACCAGCATTCGCGCGATCAATGGCCTGCGCCGCGAACCTTACGATGTGCAGGCGCACGAGTACTTGGAAGCCGACAGCACCGTTACTCTGCAAATGCGGATGAACGGACGTGGCCATGATGCGCCGCAGGATGTCTCCGAAGCGGTGCGCAGCGTCCCGCTTTCGCGCCGCCACGGCTTTTCCGGCAATGCACCGGCCACGCATCTCGACTGGTTCGCAATCGTCGAACCGGCGAACGATGCTGTGGCCATGCTCGAACAGGCAGCACCGGTGATCAGCCGCCTTGCCGATGGGCGCGCGCTGGTGATCGTGCAGGGCCGCTACACGGTGCAGGGCATGGGCAAGGTCAAGGCGCTGGTCAACGACCGGTCGAGCGGCTCGCCCGTTGCAGTTGCAGGCTATGCGGCGGTAGACGTGGCCGTAACGGTGACCGAGATTTCGGGCCTGTTCGGCACGTTCAAGGGCATGTTCTACATCGATGCCGACACCGCCGCCGGGCTCGCGGGCAAGCCGCTGGAAACGTGGATTTGGCGCACGGATGTGGAAAACCCGGTTGGTGGTGGCCTGCTCACGGTGCCGTGGCCGTCAATGGTGCAGCGCCTTGGCATCAATGTCCTGATGTTCGGGCAGTCGCTGTCGGTCTTCCAGAGCAACCAGACCCAGACCACAGCCGCAACCCCGCACCCCGGTTCGCGCTGGGTGGATGGCTATGCTGCCACGACCAATGCCTATGACCGGCGAATGCTGGTGCAGACGGCCAATGCGCTTCCCGCGCACCTATCGCAGCGTTTCGGCCAGCTATCCGGCCTGCCGATGACGCTGGTTGCAGCGGGCACGTCTGGCACACCGCAAAGCCAGCGCGTGCCCGGAACCGCGCAGTTCAATGCTGCCTTCGATGGAATCATGCACGCGGGCGGGCGGGTGGACGTGATCGTCAACACCACCGGCCAATCGAACGTCGATAACGCGGTCACCTATTTCGCAGACTTGTCGGCCACTTATGCTGGCCCCGGCAGCTTTGCCACGATGGATTCTGACCATCCGCCCCACGTTGTGATGATGCCGATCTCGTCTTCGCACAGCGGCAGCGAGCAGGCCTATCAGGCCGCGCGCGAAGTCGAAAAGCGCTGCGTTGAAGATGGCATCGCCCACAGCTTCGGCCCTTCGACGTTCGACTTGCGCAAGCATTGGAACGGCACCGATCTGCTCCACCACGGCACTGCGGATACCGATCCGCACGGCTCCGAAGCCAAGATCATGCAGCGCATCGGCCAGCACATCGCCTTTGTTACCGGCGATGCCGACCATGATGGGCAAGGCCCTGATCTAGTCGCGGCGATCAAGACGGGCCTGCGCGAGCTCAAGCTCTACTTCGACGATGGCGGTTCGTGGTTCGACAGCATGGAGCTGGTCGGGGCGGGCTTCCACGGCGGGTGCCGCTATTCGGCCAACGACGATGGCAGCGCGCCGATCTGGCCCAGCAATGCGGTGGTCACCCCCGGTCGCGTGGCCAGCGGAACGCACGCCGGTCGCTTCGAAGTTACCGTGTCGTTCGCGGTCGATCTTCCCGCAGGCCTCAAGGTCTGGTCCGGCTTCGGCAACAACCCGCACAACCCGCTGCAAGACCCCACGATCAACCAGACCACGTGGGACGATCCGGTCAGTGGGGCCAGCATCCTGCGCGGCGTGAAAACCGGGATGCCCGCAGGCCTCGATCTCGTCGGGATCAGGCCGCGCGTTCGCTACCACACGCCAAGCTATCTGGAGGCGGCGTAATGCGTGACCTGATCGAACACCTGCCCGACCGGCTCAAGCAGCTGCTCGATGCGCTCTCGCTCGCCACCGTTCTGGGGAACCTGATCAGCATGCTGCCTGCCATCGCCACCATCCTCCCCATCATCTGGTGGCTGATCAGGATCTACGAAACGCCGACCGTGCAGGGGTTGCTGAAGCGCCAGAAAAAGGACGAAACGCCGTGAACGATCCCCGCAAACCGATTTTCGATGCCGTGCGCGCGGCTGCGCGTCCCGGCCTGTTCAACGATCCCGGCAACGTGCTGGCACTCGACAATCTGCTCGATGCCTTCGACGTAAAGCGCCCCGAAAAGAACGTTGCCCCAGATCCCGCAGCCGATCCGATTCCCGCCGGCTATTTTGATATCCTGGCAAAGATCGAAAGCGGCAACCGGCCCTTTATCAAGGCCAGCACCAGCACCGCCAGCGGCCTATACCAGTTCATCCGCAGCACCTGGTTGGGCGAAGGCGGCGCTTGGGGTGGCAACGCCGCCCTCGCGTTCGGCGGATTGCGTCCGCCGGTTGAGGAGCAGACCGCACGCGCGCGCAGCTTCACGCTGAAAAACGCGCGATATTTGCAGGCGCAGGGCATCCCGATCAATGCGGCCACACTCTATGCCGCGCACTTCTTTGGCGCGGGCACGGCGGCAAAAGTGTTGAAAGCGGCGGATCGTGATCGCGCCGATCTGCTGGCCGGGACGCAGGCCACCGCCGCCAACCCATCGATCCTGCGCGGGAAGTCGGTGGCCGAATTCAAGGCATGGCTGCAGCGCAAGACTGGCGCATCGGCATGAGCCTGCGCGATATCCTTCCCGCCCGCTTGCCTTCATGGCCCCCGCGTGATTGGCGGGCCTTTGCCGCGTTGGTCTTTTCGGTAGCGGGCGCAGTTGTGCTCACCGCCTTCGTCTGGTGGGGCGTGGCGCAGCTTCTGCCTGCCGAAGGGTGGACGCGCGCCAGCGAGGTAAATCGCGCCACCACCATCCGCTGGACGCTGTGGATTGCGATGGGGTCGATCGGGCTGGTGCTGCTCGGCCTCGGCTTTGCGGTCACGCCGCGCAAGCTTCAGGGCAAATCCGGCGACAAGTCCTTCAATTTCGAAGGCGGCGATACCGAACGGGAGAAGGCGGATGCCAATGTTTCCTGATAGTTCATGGCTTGCCGCCCGCTCGCTCTTCGGCTTTCCGCGCTGGTCGGTGATCGGGCTTGCCGCGCTGCTGATCGCGCTGGCCGTGCTGCTCCTGATCGACCGCATCGGCACCACTGCCGCCCACCACAACCAGACCCAGCGGGAAGCCGGTGCCGCCAGCCAGCGCGCGCAGGATCTGGAAACCACGCTCAAACGCACGGAGGAAGGCAATGCCGCCCGTATCGAAATTCGCGATCCTCGCGGGTCTGCTCGCTATGACCAGTGCCTGCGATCCGCTCGAACCCCCGAAAACTGTCAGCGATTTCTGCCTGAATGACCGGCGCATCTCGATAGAGCCTGCGCCCGCCGCTGGCACAACCGATCCCGGCAACCAGTGGGACACCGAACAGACCGTGGCCGAAGCGCTCGAACACAATGCGGTGCATGATCGCCTCTGCCCCGCGCCGCGCAAGACAGCGATGAATCGCCGCTGATGCCCGCGCCCGAAGAAGACATCCCGCTCGATCCCTCCACCCTGATCCGCCTCGGCCAGATCAGCGCCGTCACGCTCGCGCCGCCGCGCTGTCAGGTCCGCTTTGCCGATCCCGAAGGCGATGATGAAGAAGGGGGCGAAACCCCGCCCATCCGCTGGCTTGCCCTGCGCGCCGGGAAAACGCGCACCTGGTCGCCGCCATCGGTGGGTGAAGAATGCCTGCTGCTCTGCCCCGATGGCCAGATCGGCAACGGCGTGGCCCTGCTCGGCCTGAACAACGACACCAACCCCGCGCCCGGTTCCACGCTGGCAGAACTGGTGGAATATGAAGACGGCGCGCAGATCGCCTACGATCCCGAAACCCACGCGCTTACCGCGATCCTGCCCGCCGGTGCCACTGCTCTGGTCGAAGCGCCGGGGGGCTTGACCATTCGCGGCCCGGTGGCGATTGAGGGTGACGTGACCGTTTCCGGCGATGTGACCGCAGATGGCATCAGCCTGAAATCGCACAGGCACGGCGGCGTCCAAGGCGGCGGCAGCCAGACCGGATCGCCGGTCTAACCCTTCTCCTCACGGTAAACCCGGCCTCTACCATCCCGCCCGCTGGCGTGCGCCGCGCAAAGCGCGCTTCTGTCCGCCTCATGATCGGCTCCACATCATGATCGGCATGGATGCAAACACCGGCAAGGCTCTCACTGGCGCACCGCGCCGGGCGCAGTCGATTGCCCGCATCCTCACCACGCCGCTCGGCTCGTGCGTGATGCGCCGGGATTTCGGCTCGCTGCTGTTCGAACTGCTCGATCGCCCGCTCAACGTCGCCACAGCCATGCTGCTGCGCGCAGCCACTGCCATTGCCATCCGGCGCTGGGAAACCGGCTTTCAGATCACCCGCGTCACGCTCTCGGGCGATTTCCCCGGCGGCGCACCAGTGATCGGCATCGAAGGCTACGATCTCGATGCGCCCGATCCCACCGCGCTCGTCTCTCTCTCCATCCCGATCCGGCGCAATGCCGCCGCCCTGTCCAGCTGAAGGAACCGCCCATGCACGGCCTGACCATCACCGAATCCGCAACCGGCGTCCGCACCATCGCTCGCAGATCGATGGCAGTGATCGGCCTGATCGCCACGTCCACCGCAGTTGCGCCCGAAAATCAGGGCGCGATCGACGCTGCATTCCCGCTCGATACCCCGGTGCTGGTCACCAGCGTCGATGCAGCGGCAGGCAAGGCAGGTAGCGCGGGCACGCTCAAGGCCGCACTCGAGGCTATCGGCGACGAGGCAAGCCCGCTGGTGATCGTGGTGCGCGTGGCCGAAGGCGAAGACCAGGCGGAGACCGATGCCAACGTGATCGGCACGACCGATGGCAACGTCTACACCGGCCTGCAGGCACTGCTCGCGGCGGAAACCGTCGTTGGCAAACGTCCGCGCATCATCGGTGCCCCCGGCCTCGATACGCAGGAGGTCGTGGCCGAGATGGTCATCGCCGCCCGCAAGCTGCGCGGCATGGTCTATGCATCGGCCATTGGCGACGACATCGCTGAGGTCACCACCTATCGCGATGAATTTTCGGCGCGCGAACTGATGCTGCTCTGGCCCGATAGCTCGCCTGATTTCGCGGGCGATATCGTGGCGCGCACGCTGGGCCTGCGCGCCCGCATCGATGAAGAGCAGGGCTGGCACAAGACGGTCAGCAACGTGCCGTTCTATGGCGTCACCGGCGTCACCCGGAACGTCCACTTCGATCTGCTCGACAACGATACCGATGCCGGCGTTCTGAACGATGCGCAGGTGACCACGATCATTCGCCAGTCGGGCTATCGGCTTTGGGGCAATCGCACCACCGCGGGTGAGGATACGCCCGAATTCAGTTTTGAAAGCGCGGTGCGCACCAGCCACGCGCTGCAGGATATCATCGCGGCGGCGGTGCTGCCCTTCCTCGATCAGCCGATGACCGTGGCCCGCGTGAAAGACCTGATGGAAACGGTGAACGCCGAATTCCGCCAGCTCGTGGTTGAAGGCAAGATCATGGGCGCAGAAATCCTTTTCGATGCCGATGCCAACACGCCAGAGCAGCTGGCCGCAGGCCGTCCGAACTTCCGCATCCAGTACACCCCGGTGGCTCCGATGGAGAACCCGCAGGTCAGCCTGGTCATCACCGATTTCTACTATTCGGGCTTTGCCGACCAGATCGCCAACGCGGTTTGATCGCCAAGGCGCGCCCCCAGCTTCTGAAAGGACACGGCAATGGGCCTCCCCCGCAAACTGAAGAACCTGAACACCTATGTCGATGGCGAAGGCTTCCTCGGCACCGTGGCCGAATTCGAAGAGCCGAAGCTGGCGATCGCCACCGAGGAGTGGCGCGGCGGCGGGATGCTCGGCCCGGTCATGCTCGACAAGGGGCTCGAGGCGATGGAAGCCACGCTCACGATGGGTGGGCACGTGGCCAGCCTGATCCGCAAATTCGGCACCACGCGCGTTGACGGCGTCCGCGTCCGCTTCATCGGCGCATATCAGGCCGACAACGGCAGCGCGGCCGAGGCGGTCGAAGTCTACATCGGTGGCCGCTTTACCGAGATCGATCCCGGCAAGGCCAAGGCGGGCGACGATACCGAGCAGAAGTACAAGGTGCCGCTCGCCTATTACCGCCGCGTGGTCGATGGCCGCACCGAGATCGAGATCGACATGCTGCGCGGCATCTTCCTCGTCGACGGCAACGATCGCTACGCCGAGATCATGGCGATCATCTCCGGCTGATCCCCTTCAGCTTCACCGGGCGGTCCTTTTGCGGGGCGCCGTCCGGTGGGGGCTGCGGGGTGGCGATGGCCTGAACCCCCACATCGCCACCTCGCAGGAAACCAGCCCCGCAATTTCAGGAGCCCCGCACATGTCAGAACCCGCCGCCCCCACTGCCGATACCCGGCCCCTGTTCGAAACGGTCAACCTTGCCGTCCCGATCAAGCGTGGCGAGACCAGCTTCGATGCGATCACTGTGCGCCGCCCCAAGGCGGGCGAGCTGCGCGGCCTCTCGCTCAACGATGTGATGGGCATGGACATCGTCGCCATGCTCACGCTCATTCCGCGCATCAGCGAACCGCCGCTGACGGCTGATGAGGCGAACGCGCTTGATCCTGAAGACTTCGCCGAGATCGCAGGAACTGTTCGCGGTTTTTTTATGACGAAGTCGGAGCGCGGCATGATCGAGGCGGTAATGACGCACTATCAGCCGAAGAGCTGATGGCCGATATCGCCGCCATCTTCCACTGGTCAAAGGCCGAACTCGAAGCCCTTACCCTGCCCGAGTTGCTCGATTGGCGCGAACGGGCTGTGTCGCGCTGGAACCGGATGCAAGGCAAGGATGACGCATGAGCAACAAGCTCAATCTCCTCGTGAACTTCATCGGGCACGACAAGATGTCGGGCGCTTTGCGCAACATTATCGGCCTCAGCCGCGATGGCTCAAAATCCATCCGTGCGCTGACTGGCGAAACCAAGAAGTACGAAAGGCAGCTTGCCAATGTCCGTCGCGATATCGCCAAAGGAACCGGCAACCTCACCGCTTTGATCAACAAGGAACGGGAACTCGAAGGCCAGCTTGCGCAAACCAACGAACAACTTCGCCGCCAGCGTCGCCTTGCTGCGATCAATGCTGATGAACGGGCGATGCGCCGCGCCGGGGCAGACTACCAGTCCAAAGGGCAAAGCAATCTGGTCGGCGGTGCGGCAATGGCTGTGCCTCTGGCCTACGCCGTCAAGCAGGCGATGAGCTTCGAATCCGCGATGGCCGATGTGCGAAAAGTGGTGAATTTCGATACGCCGCAGCAATTCGCGCAGATGAGCAGTGATGTGCTCGATCTCAGCACGAAAATCCCGATGGCGGCAGGCGGCATTGCCCAGATTGTAGCAGCAGCGGGGCGCGCCAATATCCCGCGTAAGGAGCTGCTCGGCTTTGCGCAGGATGCTGCGAAGATGGGCGTGGCCTTTGATATGACCGGCGATGAAGCGGGCGGCATGATGGCCAAATGGCGCACCGCCTTTGGCCTTTCGCAAACTGGCGTCACCGCGCTGGCCGATCAGATCAACGCGCTTACCAACACTTATGGCGGCAATGCCACGGCGGTATCCGGCATCGTCACCCGCATCGGCTCGCTCGGCAAGGTAGCGGGGCTGTCCTCGTCGCAGGTCGGCGCAATGGCCCAGTTACTCAACAGCGTGGGCGTGGAAGAGGAGGTTGCCGCCACCGGCATCAAGAACATGATGCTGGCAATGACCAAGGGCACCGCCGCCACGAAGGGACAGAAGCAGGCCCTTTCCAGCCTCGGTCTTGAAGCCAGCAGCGTTGCCGCAGGAATGCAGAAGGATTCCGCCGCCACCATCACTGACGTCCTCTCGCGCATCAGCAAGCTGCCGAAAGAGGCGCAGGCCAGCATCCTTGGCGAACTCTTCGGAACCGAATCCATCGGTGCAATCGCTCCGATGCTGACAAACCTCGATAAGCTGCAGGCGAACTTCAAGCTTGTGGGAGACAAGGCGCAGTATGCCGGGTCAATGCAGAAGGAATACCTCGCCCGCGTTGCCACCACCGAAGGCGCAACCGGGTTGGCATTGAACGGGCTGCAGGCGGTGAACATCGAACTGGGCAAATACCTTCTGCCCACCGTGGTCGCAGGATCGCAGAAGATCCTCGAACTCTCGCGCTCCGTCCGCGCATGGAGCCAGGCACACCCACAACTGTCTTCGGCATTGGTCCAGGGCCTCGGTTATCTCGTTGCCTTCCGCCTTGGCCTCGGCGCGCTGCAACTGGCATTCGGCACTTTGCTCGGCCCGTTTGCCACCGCCCTGAAGTTCTTCCGAATGCACAGCGGCATGATGATGATGATGAGCAGGACGCTCGGCCAATTCGTCAACGTTGGCATCCGCGCAGGCAGCATGGCAGTGCGCTTCTTCGGCATGATGCGCACGGCGGCGCTGCTGCTCGGTCAGGGCATGATGCGCGCCGGGGCAATGATGCTCGCCAATCCGATGGTGCTGGCGATCGTCGCAATCGGGGTGGCCATCGGGCTGCTCGCCTATCTGGTCTATTCCAATTGGGACAAGATCAAATCGGCGTTTCTCACCGGGTGGAACTGGGTCAAATCCACCCTTGCCGCTGCGCCAAGCTGGCTGACCAATCTGGGCAAGATGATGATGCAGGGCTTGCTCATGTCGATCAACCCGATGGCACTGGCGGTTAAGCTGGTGCAGATGGCGAAGAACGGCATCACCGCCTTCAAGAACTACCTCGGCATCAAAAGCCCGTCGCGGCTGATGATGCAGATGGGTGGCCACGTTGCCACCGGGCTTGCCCAGGGGATCGATGGCGGCAGCGGAAAGCCCCAGCGCGCGATGGGCCGCATGGCCACTGGCGTGGCCCGCGCAGGCGCAGTCTCGCTATCCCCCATCACACCGGCATCGGGCGGCGTGCAGCAGGGCGGCGCATTGGGTGGCGGTGGCGGCATCACGGTGCAGGTCTACGGCGCGCCGGGTCAAAGTGTCGATGATCTGGCGCAGGCGGTGATCCGCAAGATCGAGCGGGCCAAGGGCGTGAAGGCGCGCAGTTCCTACGAAGGGGACCGTTGATGGCATCGCTTCCGACCAACACCCTGTCGCCAGCGCACCTGCTCACGCTCGGCATGTTCCTGTTCGGCATCGATGCGATGGCCTATTCCGAACTTTCGCGCCGCACCAGTTGGCGGCACGGCACGTCGGAGCGGTTCATGGCGCGCCCCGCCAGCCAGTATCTCGGCCCCGGTGAGGATACGATCACGCTGGCGGGCCTGCTCGTGCCCGAAGTGGCGGGGCAGTTCGTGGCGATTGAGATCGTCAAGGCGATGGCCGATACCGGAGAGGACTATCCCTTGGTCGATGGTCTGGGCCGCGTTCTGGGCCACTATCGCATCATGCGGCTTGAAGAGACGCACCGCGGCATCATGGGCGGTGGCCTGCCCCGCGCGGTGGATTTCGCCATCGAGCTTGAACGGGTGGACTGACAGTGGCCGCGAACATCGCAGGCGTGCAGCTGCTGCTCGATGATGGCACCGATCTGGCCGCAAAGATCGACCCGCGCTTCCTCGATCTCACGCTCACCGAAAAGCGGGGGGACGAGGCAGACGAGCTTTCGCTCACCCTGCACAACCACGATGGCCGTCTTGCCGCGCCATCCACAGGCCGCATGCTCACGCTGGCGCTGGGCTGGCGCTCTGGCGGGCCGTCGACCGGCCTTGTCGGCAAAGGTCGCTTCAAGGTGGACGAGGTTGAGGAAAGCGGCCCGCCCGACGTGATTACCATCCGCGCCCGCTCCGCCGATCTGGGCGGTAATTACCGCAAACGCCGAACGAAAGTCTGGCGCGATACCACGCTGGGCGCGGTGATCGATGCCATCGCCACGCGCTATGGCGTGGCCAGCATGGTCCACCCCGATCTGCGCGGAGCCGCTATCGCGGTGCTGGAGCAGCACGGTAAATCGGACATGGCCTTTGTCATGGATCTGGGCAGCCGGTTCGATGCGCTGGCCACGTGGAAGGACCGCAGGCTGATCCTGATGCCGGTGGGCGCGCGCACCACCGCCAGCGGCAAGGCGATTCCCACCCTCACGCTCACCCGCCGCGATGGGTGGACATGGCGCTTCAGCCGCGCGGATCGCAGCCAGAACGATGGCGCGGAGGCCGAATGGCACGACAAGGGCACCGGAAAGCGCAGGAAGGTGACCACCGGCGGCCAGAACCCAAAGAAGCTGAAGCGCGTCTACGCCAGTCATGCCGAAGCCGATCAGGCGGTGAAGGCCGCTGCGGGCAAGGGCAAACGCGGGGCCTTCACCTTCGACTATGACCTTGCCGAGGCCGACATGCAGATCCAGCCCAACGCCCACGTAAAGCTGTCAGGCTGGAACGCGCGCATCGATGGCACCGTGTGGCTGGTCGAAAGCGTGGAAACCTCGCTCGGCGCGGGCGGGCTGGCGCAGAAGGTTGCGCTGGAAAGCGCTTAATTGCCTTCTATCTCCTTGCTAGCCTTCCGTAGTGACGCTTTATCGACTTCTACCTTGATACCGTTCGTACCAACTTCAAGTCCCGCTGGTCGATTGAGCAAATGCACCAACGTGTTCCCGACGGGATCAGTACCATCGGAGGTTGGCTCCGTCGCGAACAACCCTCGAGAAAATCGGTCCAAAATGACATGAGGCAATCCCTCAGAATTCGACTTTCTAGCTTCCAGATCACCTTCCAATATAAAGGCGGCGCGTTCGGCATCCAGCCTAAACCGATGAAGCTCGTTTTCCCATTTGGCGACTTGGGCGTAGCGCTGAGCTGCTTGGCGAATAGCAAACCAGAAGCAGGATGCAGCACCAATACCCAAAAGAATGCGGCTAACCCCTAGAAATATAAGTGTATTTTGATCATTTAGCCCGGTTATTGCGTAACCTGAAAGAACTGCGACCGAAATTAAAACAATTCCTACAAATATGGTTAAAAGGGAGAGGTGTTTATATTGCGAATTTGAGCGTCCTAGTAAATCTTCTTTTAGTATACTTTCAACTTCACCCGTGAACTTATTTTTTATCTCCCTTCTGACATGCGTATTTTCGCGATCATCAATCCGAGATATTTTCTGGGAAATTTCCTCTTCCCGCTGATCCAGGACAGCCTGTCGTTGCTCGAAGGTCAGTTCGAGCTTTTCTTTCTGCTCTACTAATTCTTCAAAATTTCGCTGCTCGATCTGAGCCTTGTATCCGTCCAGATCCCGCTGCCGCTTCGCCGTGTGCTCAGCTAAATCAGCAGCTGCGGCGCTCAGGCGATTTAGCATCTGGCTGGCTAAATCAAGTGTATCAGCAGAACGTTGCCCAATCGAAGGAATGGGAGCCATCTGTAGATGCTGTTTGATTGCGTTAGCCAGCAATAGTGCGTGTTGGATGTGGTCTGGTCCTTCGATTTCAAGACCATCGACAAATCCTGCGTTGGGCAGCCAGCTAGACCCACCCTGCGGAGTTATAGTCCATGAATGACCTCTGAAAAAGGTCACATTGAAACCAAAATCGGGGCAGCGGTATACCGCCTTATTAATCATCGCAGATTGCGAAGTATAAATCCCATCAAACGAATTAGGAACTTCACGCTCACTATTGAGCGAAAAGTTCAAAGTGTTTAATCCCGAAAAGCTTGGACGGGCCTCGCTATCAGTTATTGTAATATCCTGAAAAAATCGAATGAGCGTTGCATCAGGAACACTAACAAGACTGTAACGCGTAGACATCCCCACCCCCAGCTAATCCGGCCACTCCGGGTCCGGCTCAAAATCAAAATCCGGGTCTGCCCCCTCGGCCAGCTCCGGCCTTCGCAGAATCGGTTGCGCGTCAGGGTCTACCACTGGAACTGCCCCGTCGAATGCGACCCTGATCACACAACCATAGGGCGCAGCCTGTTGAAATACCGCGCAGAAATCGCGCCCCGCGCGGATCAGCGCGCCGATGCGCACGCATCGCTCTGCGGTGATATAGCCGATCTGGATGCCGCGTTCGGAAAACACCGCAACGGCATTCTCATCGGCGTTGTTCTCCGGTTCCGGCACCAGGTGAACCGCGTCTCCCGGTTTGCACAGCGCGATCTCGAACCGGCGATTGCTGCGCGCCTTGTCCTCGTTTTCATAGTCAGCGCCAACGACTGCCAGAGACAGCGCAGGCAGCGGCATCAGCCTGCCATCCGGCGGATAACCGCAACCACCTTGCCCAGCACGTGCAGCTCGCCGTCATAGGCGGTTTCGGCTTCGACCAGCGGATTGTCGGAAAGGATCTTCACCCCGCCATCGGGCAGCGGGCGCAGGCGCTTGATCACCCCGGTCTGGCCATAGGCAGCCGCCCATATCTGGTCACCGAACTGCACCTCGTTTTCCGAAGTATCGATGATCACCATGTCGGCATTCATGATCGTGGGGGCCATCGAATCGCCAATGCCCTGCGCGATGAATATCCGGGTGTGCGGGGCATTCGTAAACAGGCGCAGCCAGCCCCGCGTAAACTTGCGCGGCTTCTTCTTGACCGGCACTTCAAGATAGCCGCCACCGCCCATGCCAAAGCGCAGATCGATCTCTTTGACCTCGACGATCTCGTCGTCTTCATCCTCTTCTGCGGCAGGAGGAACGCTTGCTTCATTGGAATTTGCTACAGTGATAATCGTTTGGGGCGTTTCGAGTTGCGCGGGATTAGAAAGCCGCTTCTGGCTGCGACCAGCTCGAATTAGCGCCAAGTCATCTTCGCTAATATCTTTTCCGTCTGCGTCGAACATGTCGATTTTTTGGTCAGATGTGCCGACAAGCCAGTCGAGGTTTACAGCTAACGCAGTAGCAATGGCGGGCAACAACCGTGACCGTCGGGTCATGCCGGTATAAATCTGGCTTATCGCACCCTGGGTAGCGTCAACGGCAATGGCTAGTTCCTCTTGGGTCATGCCCGTTTCGAGGAGGCGATCTCGCAACCGAGTCGCTGTGATGGGAAGTTTTTCAGCCACGGCGTCGGGGTCTAACGCATCTAGTTCGAGCATTAGCATTAGTTTCCTATTGACGTGCTAATATGACGCTAATATGCACTAATGCATGATTAGCATTCCCACTCGGTTCGAAGCCCTTAAACTGGTCATCGACGCTTACGGCACGCAGGAAGCTGCAGCCGAAGCTCTCGGCGTCTATCAGTCCACAGTCAGTCGATGGGTCTCGCAATCAAAGCGCCTTCCTGCGGAATACGTTCTCAAGGCTGAGGCAGACACCGGCATCTCGCGGCACCATTTGCGCCCCGACATTTACCCGCCTCCCCAGCGCCTTCTCGCGGTAGATCAATGCGCTGCGAGCGTCTCTTTCCAAAGTTCGCAAATTTTGCATCGCGGCATCGACGAAGTGGGGGCTGCTGCATGACCTTTCAGCGTATCAGGCGTGGTCTCGTAGACCAGCGGAAGCCAGAGCCAGTTAGCCGCGATGAGATTGTGTTGATGTGGACCGACAATCCGCCATCGCCGTGTCTGTCGATATACATCGGCTATGACCTATCTCAGGCAATTGGTCTGAAGACCTCCACCGAGCGGGTCCAGTTGTTCATCGGCAGGGCCGAAGATCAGGGGCACGTGGGCATTTGTAAGGCGGTTGACTATAGCGATGGCGACTTTCGCTGCGTGGGTCATAGCCACCTCGCGCACCGCGTCTATCTCACATCTCAGGTTTCGGTGACGCATTTCGCCGTCTGCCCTCGCACCAGAATTCCGCGCAGCCAGATCACGCTGCGCGGGAACATGGTTGTGTTTCGATATGCTGGGGTGACGCTGTGACCAAGCGCCGCGAACCCCTGACTTTCCACCTCGCGCTGACCAAAGCCGCTGCCATCCTCGGAGGTTGGGACACAGTTGGCGGTATCTGTGGGGTTACGCCTCGCGCTGCCAGCAACTGGTCCGAGCCTGACACCAACGCTGAAATCCGGCTGATCGATGCCGAGCGGATTGATCGCGCCTGCCTCGATCAAGGTTCCAAGGTCGCACCGTTTCATCAGGTCTATTCGCTCCGGCTCGATCTTGCCGGGGCGGACGCAACAGACCTTTGTATCACGCGCGCCGCTGCCGCCACGGCAAAGGAAACCGGGGAAGCGGTGGCCGCGCTGATCGTGCTGGCACAATCGGCAAATGCAGAAGATCGCCGCACCGCGCGCCGCGAAATCGAGGAAGCCATCGCCACGCTCACCGGCGCGCTTGCCGCCATTGATCGCCAAGAGGGGAACGTCCATGAGCGGTGAAGGCCATCTCGCCCCGCGCCCGATGATCAGCGCGCCGCTGCAGATGCGTCTGCGCTCTGGCGGCAAGCCTGCAAAGGACAGCGCCTTCATCACCTGCCCAAAGTGCGAGGAGCCGTGCTTCATTCGCCGGTCGGAACGCATCACCGAAAAGGTCAAACACCTTGAGGCGCACTGCACCAACACCGGTTGCGGCCACACTTTCGCCGCGCAGGTGGTTTTCGTCCATTCCTATAGCCCCGGCCTGATCGACCGGCCCGACCTCGATCTGCCGGTCTGCCCGCGCGATCAGGTGCCCCACGTAACCGCGCGCCGGGCCGAGGAGGAAGACCCGGCGCAGATCAGCATGTTCTCCGGCTGATCCACCGGCCACCCGGCCACCATCCTGAAATTCCTGGACCATTGAACGCCCGCATTCCGGGCGAGGGGGAAGCTTTGCCTGCAACAAATCACACATCGGCCACGCGGCGCATCGGCTTTGATAAAGCCCTTCGCCTGGTCGCGCCGCGTCTCACCCGCCGCCAGCGCCAGTTCCTCGCTGCGGTCGGCGGTTTCCGCGAAGCCGATGCCTTCGATGCCGCGATGATCGAAATGCTCGAAGCCCCCGCGTGGGAGCAGAAGGGCCTTGTCCAGTGGCAGGACAGCGCGTGGAAGCGCCACGTTGGCCGCAAACGCCAGATGAGCAGCAGCTACCGACTGACCGAGTTCGGGCGGCTCTATGTCACCTCGGCGGCAAACCTGATCGCGGTCTCGCAGGGCAAGGGCGGACGCACCCAGTGAGCCTTGAAGCCGACATCATCAAAGGCCTGCAGGCCAAGTTCCAGTTCCGCAAAACCAAGGGACAGTGGCTGCAGGAAGGCAACTGCGAACAGTGCGGCAAACGCACTGCCTATTGCGCTGCCAAAGACCCGAAAGTCGTCAAATGTGGGCGCGCCGATAACTGCGGGTGGACGGAAAGCGTCCGCAACCTGCTGCCCGATCTGTTCGAAGACTGGTCAAAGCGCTTCGCCCCCACGCCCGAAAACCCCACCGCCACCGCAGATGCCTATCTGCTGCATGACCGGATGCTCGATCTGCAATGGCTGCGCGGCTCGTACACGCAGGAACTGTACCGCGATGGCGAAAGCGGGGCAGTTTCGGCCACCGTCCGTTTCAGGGTGGGCGAAACCTTCTGGGAACGCCTCATTGATCGGGTGGGCCGGTTCAAGGCCAAGGCCAATTTCGGATACGGCGGAACCTATAAGGGCCACTGCTGGACCCCGCCCCGCTTCACCATCGAAGACTATGCCAAGGCAGACGAAATCATCTTCGCCGAAGGCATCTTCGATGCGGTTTCCCTGTGCCAGGTGCGCAAGGTGGCCGCGTCGGTCATGTCCACCAACAACTGGCCGGAACACTTCCTTGCCGATCTGCGCGCCGAACTGGAGCGCATCGGGCGCACCACTCGCCCCAAGCTGCTCTTCGCCTATGACGTGGGCAACGCCGGCGTCAGCGCATCACGCAAACATGTGAAGCAGGCCCGCGCCGAAGGCTGGGAAGCCGAAGCGCTGCAGGTGAAACCCGATGGTGAAGGCACCAAGAAGGACTGGAACGACCTTCTCAAGGAACACCTCGATTGGGATGGAGAAGCAGACAAGGCCCCGCTCGGCACGAGAGCGTTCGAAGAATATCTCTACAACGGCAGGCTGACCCTTGCCGCCTCGGCCTATGACAAGGCCAAGCTGATCGTTGGCCGCAAGCTGGATCAGGCCCGTTCGGTCGGAGCTTTCGATTTCCGGCATGGCAACCGCCTGTGGTGGTGTCGCTTGCGCAAGGATGAAGACGGCGATCACCGCCAGATCGAGATTGAGCAGATCGCCAACTGCGCGTTCCGCATCCTTTACCGCGAACGCAGCGAAGCCAAGGACGTAACGACCTACTTCCTGCAGATCGATTTCCCCACCGCGCAGCCCACGGTCAAGGCGCGTTTCTCGTCTGCGGCCTGCGCCAACAGCAGCGAATTCAAGAAGCGCCTGCTGGATTTCGCCGGATCATGGAGCGGGACCGGCGAACAGCTTGATCGCATCATTCGCGCGCAAACGCCGAACCTCAAAGTGGTCGAACCCATCGATTTCACCGGATATTCGCGCGATCACAAGGCGTGGATTCTCGGCGATCTCGCGGTCTGCCGGGGGCGGCTGATCGCCACCAACAAGGAAAGCTACTTCGATCTCGGCAAGCAGGCGGTGAAGCTGCGCAGTGCCGAACGCCTGCTCGATATCGCCTATGATGCGGATCGCCTGCAGTTCGAATGGGTGCCCGATCTGTGGACCGCCTATGGGCCAAAGGGCCTCGTGGCGCTGGCATTTTTCACCATGTCGCTTTTTGCGGTGCAGATCCGCGAAAAGCACAAGTCTTTGGGCTTTCTCGAAATCACCGGCCCTCCCGGTTCGGGCAAATCCACGATGGTTGAATTCCTGTGGAAGCTGCTGGGCCGCGCCGATTACGAAGGCGATGATCCGAACAAGGGCACGGCGGTATTCCTCGCCCGCACTCTGATGAAAGTCTCGAACCTGCCGGTCGGCCTGATCGAAGGTGGGCGCGATGACGAGAAGAAGACCGGCAAGGCCAAGTTCGATTTCAACGAACTGCTGGTGCTTTACAACGGGCGCAGCCCGCGCGGCACCGGCCAGAAGACCGATGGTTTCGAAACCGTCTCGCCGCCGTTCCTCGGCTCGATCTACCTGATGCAGAACGAGCGGATCGACGCCATCCCGGCGGTCCTCGAACGCCTGATGTCGATGGCGATTGATAAATCGCGGTGGAACGGAAACACCAAGGCCGCCGCTGTCCGCCTCGAACAATGGCCGATTGAACCGCTCTCCGGCACCATCGTTCATGTCGTCCGCAACGAGGCGGACTATCTGCCGTTCTTCTTTGATCGCTACGCCTGGCACGATAGCAACATGGGCAAGCGCGTGCAGGGCCTGCACAACGCCCGCCCGATCAAGTGCCACAGCCAGCTTGCCGCCGCTGTAGAAGCGCTGCCCAAACTCTTCGACAACGTTCGCCCCGAATGGGTCGCGGAAACACTGCAACTGGTCGATGAGATGGCGCTCGACCGGCAGCAGAGCGCGGGCGGCGATCACCCGCTCGTGGCCGAATTCTGGGAAAAGGTCGATTACCTGATCAGCCGGGAAGACCCCACCGCGCACGGCGATGGCAAGAGCCTCAACCAGTCGCGCAGCCCCGAAACCCTGATCGCGATCAACCTGCCGCAGTTCGAAAGTCGCTGCCACCATGCAGGCCTCCGCCTGCCCAACATGGACGTGCTGAAGAAAGTGCTGCGCGGCAGCCATTCGCGCAAGTGGCTGGCGAACAAGAACGTCAATGCGCCGGATAACCGGTCGGTCCCCTGCTGGGTTTTCCAGCAGACCGCGAAGCCGGATCGGATCATCTGATGGGGGCGGTCATCAATTTCGCCGACGCGCGCGCCGAGCTGGCGGGCTTGCGCATCTGGCAGGGCATCGAAACTTTCGATCCACCCAACCGCATCCACGATCATGCCGAACTTCTCGGCATGGCAGAGCGGATGCTCGCCTCGCGCGAAAAGCGATTCCCCGCGCTGGTCACCGCCGGAAAGATGTCGGCTGATGAAGCCGAGGCAGAGATTGGCACCTTTCGCCTGATCGCCGCCGATTGGCGCTTCATCTGCACCGGAGAAGGCGAGCCAGCCCCGCTGGCGTCCCTCGATCAGCGCCGCGCCGCCATCGATGCCAGCCTGCGCACCATTGCCGAGATCGCCCGCGAGGAAGGCACCTTTTCCGATGCGCTCGCCGATCAGGCCGAATGCGTGATCGCCCTGCGCTGGCACCTCGAACCCGGCCGCAGAACCGCCGCCCTTTCCCAGCTCGCCAGAGAAATCCGCGCAACTTCGCGCACCAACCAGGAGGCCAACCATGCCGTCTGAACTCCACCGCATCGATTGCCCATGCCGTGAATGCCGCTTGCCTGCCAACCGAAACAGCAGGACCGAGGCTCTTCTTTCCGCCGCCTGTCTCGTCGGCCTCGTCGCCTTCTCGCTGGCGGCGATCGCCGTGGCCAATTTCATCGCGGCGTCCGTGAAATGAAGCGCCCCCGCATCCCCGCCGCCTTGCCGCACGTCGCCAGCTTCGAATGCACCTGCGGCAACATCCACCACGCGCCTGATGCGCGTTTGCCGGTGGGCTGGTCCCAGCGCGGCAGCAAGGTCTGGTGCGCAGACTGCACCCGCGCCGGCATCGCCGCGCGCACTGTCAAACCGCGCAGGCCATCGCCCGACAAGCTCCGCCTGCGCAGTCAGGTGCTGGCCCTGCTAAAGGAAGGCGCGGCCCTCATGCCGCCCGGATCTGCAAAGCGCGTGAACTGGGTCAGTCGCGTCAACGCGCTGATCGATGACCAGAAGAGCGCCGCGTGATGGCTCACCAGCTCCACCACATCGCGCGGCTTGCCGCCTTCGCCCTGTCCCTCGCCGCCGCACTGCATTTTGCCGAACGCCTCATCGCCGGTTTCGTGCAGTGTCAGGCATGGGAGACTTGCCCGTGGTAAGCGCGACCGCCACCCGCGCGCCGCGCCAGATGCCGGTCGCCCAGCAGCTGCGCCGCACGGCAGAGCTTGACGCCCTGCGCCTGCTGCGTCCGCTCACCGCCGCAGAACAGGCCGAAGCCGATAATCTCGCCGATCGCGCCTACCAGCGCCAGTGGCGGGCAAGGCAGCGGGAATACGGTGCGATGATCGCCGCCCGTATGGCATCGCAGGCCCACCGGGCCATGCCTCGGACCTCAGGCGGTGCCGCGTAAGTCCGTCAGCCTGGCCGAACGCTACCGCGCCCACCGCGCGGCCTTCGAACTGGCGCGCGAACTCGGCTGCACCCCAAAGGAAGCCGAAGCCGAACTGGCCCGCCGCGCCGGAGCCGAACAGCGCCGCGCCGCCCACGAAGAATGGCGCAAGGGCCACGCCCGCCTCGAAGCCCTGAAAAGCGCCCCCATCCACCGCGCCGACCCCGAACCACCCCCGCAACCTTGGTGGCTGCGAGACTGACCTGCCCCTTTTTGAATGGCTGCGAAAA